CAAAGTCTCACAAACAGGAAGATAAATCATGGAAAATGACGAAAAAAACGGTTTTAACTTCGAGCGAAAGACAGCAAGGGCTATCATCATGCTGCCCGTTCCCGAAGTTAGACCCTACGAAAAGAACCCGCGAAAAAACGCCGAGGCGGTGAAGTATGTCAAGGCGTCGATTGAAAAATTTGGCTTCAAACAGCCGATCATCGTAGATTCCAACCGCGTTATCATTGCCGGTCATACACGACTGGAGGCGGCGAAGTCCCTCGGCATGGCGGAAGTCCCCTGCATCGTTGCCGACGATTTGACGGACGCCCAGGTTAAGGCCCTGCGCCTCGCTGACAACAAGGTTGCCGAGTTTTCCGAGTGGGAAATGAACCTCTTGGGCGGGGAGCTGGGCGAGCTCGCGGAAATTTCGGACATCGACATGGGCGATTTCGGTTTTGCCGACGACGGCATAAGCGCCGATGATTTCAACGACGAATTCAGTCTCCCAGATGGCGAGAAAAGCAACATTACCCAATGGACCCTGACCTTTGCCGAAGAGCAGAAGGCGTTTATCGAGAACGCGCTCAAGCAGGTCGAGGACCCGGATGAAACTTTCGGGAACGTGAACGAAAGCGGGAACAAGATTTACGAGGTGGTGCGTCAATGGGCCGAGCTAAAGAAATCGAACTGAAGGTTATCCCGTCCTCGATAGCGAACCCGTTTATCAAGGCGCACCATTATTCGGGCAAGGTAGTGAACAACTCCTGCCTGCATTTCGGGGCGTTCCTTGACGGCGGCCTGCACGGCGTGATGAGCTACGGCCCGAGCCTCGACAAGAGGAAAATCATGGGCCTTGTCGAAGGCACCGGCTGGAACGAGTTCTTGGAACTGAACCGCATGGCGTTCGACGAATACCTCCCGCGCAATAGCGAGAGCCGCTGCATCGGGCAGAGCATCCGGCTCATAAAGAAGAGGGCTCCCCAGATCAAGTGGATAATTTCTTTCGCTGACGGCTGCTCATGCGGCGACGGAACGATTTACCGAGCGTCGAACTTCGTCCTGACCGACATCAAGGAAAACAGCGAGCTCTGCGAATTGCCGAACGGCGAGAAGGTGCACTGCATGACTTTGAAGAGCAACCCGCTAACTCCGCGAAAAGAGCTGGGGGGGGGCACGTTCTTCTCGGTGACCGGCGGGACATACAATTTCAAGAAATATGTGGAAAAAGCGGGTGGGAAAATCCTCAAGGGCTTCCAAATGAGGTATATTTACTTCATCGACCCCGCCTACAAGTCCAGGTTGAAAGTTCCAATTATTCCGTTCTCTCGAATAAATGAAATCGGGGCAGGTATGTATAAGGGCGAAAAACGATAAACATTTTTTTTAGCGTGAGTAGTTCAAGCTAGAACGCGCCGCATTCCTGCGGCGAAATGTTGGTGCAAGTCCAGCTTCACGCTATAATTTGTTTTCGCTGGAGAACGGAATATGGCTAAAGCAAAATACGACGGCAGAAAAAATCTTATTCCCGTGCACGACCACGAAACGGCGGTCATGCTCGGAAAGCGCAGTGCCGAAGCCAGAAGGGAAAAGAAGAACCAGAAGGCGATGCTCCTGGAGGACATCAAGAATACCGTCACAGAGCGCATCAAGGTGCCCGAGCCGCTATACTTGCAGCTCAAGGGCCTCGGCATCAAGATAACCCGCCTCGAAAGGGTTGACAAGCTCATCTTCTACCGCGCCCTCCTGAAGGCGCTCAAGGACGGCGAGCCCGACCGCCTGCTCAAGATCGCGGAGTTTGCGGGAATGAAGTTCCGGGACGATGACGAGGGCTCCGCTACATCCATGACGCCCGACACCGAGCTCATGCTCTCCACGCTCTTCGCGCAGGGGCGCAAAGTGGAGCCTAAACAGCCCGAATCCGTCGCGTCCGCCGATGCCGCGAACGGTGCAGAAGGTGCCGCAAATGCCGAAGGCGAAAGCGAAACGCACGCCGAACCTTCCATTACCGTATTTTCCGGTCTAGGGTAAAGGGCAGGGGGTGTTGTAATGGCTTTCCAATGGACTCCGGATTTGGTCGAGAGAGTGCGAGACTACCCACACCTCCTGGGCCACATGGTAGGAAAGACGAAGCTCACGCCGCTGCACTCCGACTGGTGCAAGATGGTCTGGGACTCTCCGGGCGGCAAGCACTTCTCGCTCATGGCTCATCGTGGAGCCTACAAGACGACCGCCATCACCGAGGTGGGCATCGTCTACTATCTGCTTTTCCATCCGTCCGAACGCATCGCGCTTGTGCGCGAGACATGGACCGAGGCTGCATCCACCCTCGAGACTATCAAGGCCTACATGAGGAATCCCGCCATTCAGTCTTTGTTCGCGTACCTTCACGGCAAGGCACCGAGCGAGGTCCGCGCTCCGTTTGGTTCGGTCACTTATGACTTCAAGCGCACCATTACGAAGGAAGGCTCCATCGACGCCTACGGCATCAACCAGGTGCCCACGGGCCGACATTACGACCGCATCCTATGCGATGACATCATCACCATCAAGGATAGGCTCTCACGCGCACACCGCGAGATGGTGAAGCAGGGCGTGCTCGAAATCATGACGAACATCATCGACCCCGGCAAGAACTGCCTTTTTGTAGGTACGCCGTGGCACTATGACGATGCGTGGGCCATGAAGAACGACGCGGGAAAGCTCATCATCCCGAACGCGGTAAAGTATAGGCCGCAGGACACGAATATCTTGAGCGCCGAGGAACTTGCCGAAAAGCGGGCGACCACGACCGCGTCGCTTTTTGCCATCAACTATATGCTCGATACGAGCGTCAAGGACGAGGGGCAGATTTTCGACGAGCCGATTTACGGCGAGTGGGACTGGACTATCCGGCCCACGCGGGTGCACGGCCACATGGACGCCGCGTGGGACGGCTCATGCACCAACGCGCTCACGATCATGGCGGAACGACCCGACGGAAAAATCCAGGCATACGGCAAGACCTTCGCGGGAACATTCCAGGACTGCAAGATGGACTTCGCGAGGGAATGCCGCTCGCGCAACGTGCGCAACTTCCACATCGAGAAGAACCCGGACAAGGGCATGGCGGCGGGAGACCTCAAGAAAATTCCGGGCTTCCCCACGGTGCACGCGTATTCCGAAAGCATGAACAAGGACATCAAGATCGTTTCTTTCTTGAAGAAATACTGGCAGCGCATTGTCTGGGACCCGAATACCGACCCGAACTACCTGAACCAGATAAACGACTTCAGGCCGGGGCAGGACCCGCGAGACGCGCCGGACAGCGCATCATCGCTACTGCGGCAGGCCTTCTACAAGGGAGGCGGCCCAGGCGCCCTCTATACCTAAAAAAAGTTTATAAAATAAGGACAACGAACCATGAAAAACATCTCTAGCCTTTTCCGTCTCGACGCCTGGAAGAATATCCTTGCGGGCATCGGTTCCCACAAGGACAAGTCCTCGCTCCCCGTCGACTCCGTGCCCGGTTTCCCGCGCATGGTAGACGTGCAGCTTGAGGCGCTCTACTATACCGACGGGCGCATCAAGAACGCCGTGAATATCGTAGCCGAGAAGATGATGCAGAACGGCTTCGAGGTAGAGGGCGACGACGGCACCCTCTTCAAGGCCTTCGACAAGCTCAACGGACCGGCGGCCTTCACCGAGGCGCTGAAATGGACCCGCATTTTCGGCGGTGCCATTATCGTGCTCGATGTAGCAGGCTCCGGGGAATGGGACACGCCGTGGGACCCGGCCAAGGGCGGCAAGATACGCGAACTCCGCGTCTACCCGCGCACCCGCGTACTTCTGGGCATGATGGAAACGGTCAAGATGCCCGAGTCGCTCTACTTCGAGAAATACGAACGCTATATCTTGCGCTCCGCAGCGGGTATCCCCTTCACGGTTCACGCCTCGCGCTGCCTGATTTTCAAGTCCACGACGAAAGTGGATGCCGCCTTCCCCGGCTGGCTCGACTACGAGCGCTTCTGGGGCCTTTCCTCGATTTACGAGGGTCTTGAGGATGCGCATCACTTCGGGACGACAGTGCAGGGCATCTCGCACCTGGTCAAGGAATGCTCGATTGTTAAATACAAGATGTCGAACCTTGAGCAGCTCGTGGCCGAGAACGACTACAAGTCCATCGAGACCCGCATGGAGGCTATCGACGAGCAGAAGAGCATCATCAACGGCGTGATGCTGGGCGAGGGCGAGGACTGCACCCGCGAGAACTTCTCCTTTGCGGGACTCCCCGAAATCTGGGACAGGCAGGCGATGAGCGTCGCGGGTTCCTACCGCATCCCCGTCACCTTGCTATTCGGGCGCTCCGCCGCAGGCATGAACGCGACCGGGCAGGGCGACGACGACAATTTCAACTCCTACATCGCGGGTCTCCAGCAGACCCAGGCGCTGCCGCCGCTCCTGCAACTCATGGAAATCCTGAACGCAGGCCTCAAGGCGGTCGATGTCTCGGACGGCTCGCTCACCATCAACTTCAACCCGCTCTCGAAGCGCGACCAGAAGGCCGATGCCGAGACGAGGGAAATCCAGAGCCGCACCGACAAGAACTACATGGAAGCCGGAGTCTTGAGCCAGGAAGAAGTGCGAAAGAACCGCTTTGTAGGAGGCTATGCGCTCGATACGAGTGTCGATGACGAGCTTCCGCCAGCTTTCAACCTCGAAGGCGAAGAAGGCGGGCAGGGGGCATAGTCCATGATCCCTACAAGCAAGTTCATCGACGACCTGAAAAGGGCGGGCGGCATGACCCGCGCAAAATTGCGCAGGCTCAAGGTGCGCAAGTGGAAGTATCCTCTCGCTCTTGAGCGGCAATATACATCCGCGATAAACCGCTTCATGACGAAGCGCTGGAAGGAATACGCCGCCATCGCTGTACCGATGATGGTGCCGCGAGAGGATGCGCTCGAAGATTTGGAGCCGGTGCCGGGAACGAATGGACCCGCGCTCGGTGCCATCGTGAACATCGCCCGCTCGCTTGACGCGTTCAACAAGAAGGAGCTGGACGCGTTCAAGAAAATCGCCATCGGAGAGGCTTTCCAGGAGCAGGAGCCGTGGGTGAAGAACGTGCTCGATAGCTGGGCACGCGAGCAGGTGACCCTAATCACCAAGGCCTCGCAGGATATGCTCGACACCGTGGCCCGCCGCATCCGCGACGGCGTGAAGGTGGGCAAGAGCGCGAGGGAAGTGACGGCGATGATAAACGCCGACCTACCGGGCATAAGCTACCGACGCGCCCGGATAATCGCACGCGACCAGACGGCGAAGCTGAATTCCTCGCTCACGCAGGGCCGCATGGCGGACGCGGGCCTCGAAACGTACATCTGGGATACGGCCCAGGACGAACGCGTGAGAGGAAATCCCACGGGCCTATATGCCAAGGCCATCCCAAGCCACTTTATGATGCAGGGGAAGCTCTGCCGCTGGGATGACCCGACGGTCTGGTTCGAGAATGGCGAATGGGTAAAGCGCCCAGGCGACGCGCCGTATTTCCACCCCGGCATGGCTATTATGTGCCGCTGCGTGGCTCTTCCGAATTGGGACGAGCTCGAAGATGTAGCGGCCTCCGACCTTCCCGAACCGGAGCCGGTAGAAGTCCCTGCCGCCATCGAGGAAGAACCTGCGCCAGAGGTAGACGTGGGAATTCTCAAGAGCGAGAATGTCTTTGTCGACTCGCTCAAGGCGCAATTCCCGATAACTGCGAAATTCAAGAAGGACTGGATGGAAGATGCCTTCTCGCGCTTCTCCAACCTCAACCCGACCGTGCGCAAGTGCTATTCCTCTACATTCACCGGATTCTTGACGAATATCGAGAAAGGCACGAAGGCATACTATGCGCCGTATGGAAAGTACATCCAGGTGCCGGGCTATTTCCGGAAAGACCACCAGCGCTCGGCTTCGGTGCTACTGCACGAAATGGGCCACGCGATAGACGCGAGGCTCGGGCAGCGGAGGGGAGCGAAGCTTATCTCCTATACCCGCCTTGAAAAGTACGGAAACCGGACCCTCGCTGAAATCGTGCGCGACGACATGATCACCCCGATTTACGATGCGGCAAAGGCCGAACGTCCCGAAATGTTCCGCGAGCTTTTGAAGGGCATCCCCAAGAGCACCCGCGAGGAACTTTCCCGCGTAATGGCCGATACATCGACTTTCCGCTGGGACTGGCTCAACATCGTGCGCAAGGGGCACGAGGACGAACGCATCCGCGCCCTGAACATCGCCCTGCTGAACTCCGCGGCCCCGAGAGAAATCTTCGAGGCCATC